CTTTGATAAGTTGAGAGCGGCTGCTAACGCCTATATGAAAATGGTTGTTGCGCGCCTCCCTGAAGGATCCGTCCAGGGTCTTGTCCATCCTTTGGACCTGAAAACTAACCTTAATGGTTACCCTGGCATTGCGTATCTTGATGGTATCAAGCGTGGCACTTCGGCTGGGGCGCCTTTTAGGCACTCCAAGCGGTACCACTTGTCGCCAGATGACCCCTGTGCCCTCTGGGCCGATCCGGTTAAAATGGACGATCTCGTGACTTCGCGTTACAACAAGATTAAGGCCATTTACCGGAAGGGGGAATTGTTCCACCCTGTTTTCACCGCTCACCTCAAGGATGAGGCTGTGTCGGCTAAAAAGCAGGCGACCGGTAAGACGAGAGTCTTTTGTGGCGCTCCTATGGATTGGAGTGTGGTGGTGCGTGAACTCTTTATGGGACACGTGCGACTCATTCAGAACTGTAGGTTTGCTTTCGAGTGTGCTGTCGGAGCTGTGGCCCAAAGTGATCAGTGGTCTGATATCTACGAGTATATTACTACTCATGGTGAGGAGCGTATGGTTGCTGGCGACTACAAGGCTTACGACAAGCGCATGTCGCCCGACCTCATTCTGGAGGCTTTTCGCGTGCTTATACAGCTCGCAGAGATGTCTGGGAATTATGACGAGGAGGAGATTATCTCTATGTGGTGTTGTGCCTACGACACCTGTTTTCCTCTAAATGATTTCAATGGTGACTTGGTCATGTTCTGGGGCTCAAACCCCTCGGGACACCCTCTTACTGTCATCATAAACAGCATTGCCAACAGTATCTATATGAGGTACGCCTACGGTGAGTGTGGCTACGATGTTGATGATTTTGGTGATCACGTGGCCCTCTTGACGTATGGAGACGACAACATGATGAGCGTATCGGCAGAGAGGCCAAACTTCCATCACACGTCCATTGCTGCTGCTTTGGGCGAGGTCGGAGTGACATACACGATGGCTGACAAGGAAGCGGAATCCGTTCCCTATGTTCCCATGAGTGAAGTCACCTTCCTTAAACGCGCGTGGCGTTTTTGTGATGAGGAGAATGTTTGGTTGGCCCCTCTAGAGATGGAGAGCGTGCACAAGATGTTGTGTGTGATTGTCGAGTCGAAGACGGTCACACTTGGAGAGCAGATGGCGGATATTATCCGCAGCGCGCACTCAGAGATGTTCTTCCACGGCGAGACTAAGTTTCGCAAGTGGGATGAACTTCTCAAACGCCTGATTTCGGAGAATGACATGGATGTCTGGTTCCGAGATCAGAAATTGCCCACCTATGGGCAGTTGTGGCAACGCTTTCGGGCGGTGTCAGAGAAATCCCGGACAACATTTGTATGGGGTGCCGGGCGGCGATATCACTCGTCGTAACCACTAGTGAAAGTTGTAGTGTAATATACTTGTGTTTTTGTTTTGTTTTCGTGTTTTATTATGATGCACTAAAGGAAGCTACGACTAAATAACCAGGGCGTTCCCCAAAGACGGTTTTTACCGCCAGTGGTATGGTTAGCCACTTTGAACATTAAATGCGACCTACATGAGTGACTGAGTTAGCCTTGTGTTTGTATTTTTGACTTGCCA